ACCCGGCTTCTTACGTGCCCATTCGTATTTGAAACTGTGCGCATCTTGGAGCTTTTTTACAGAACCCCAAAAAGTCTTCTCTTTCAGATCGAGTCTCTCACATATCTCTTTTGGATGAATTCCAAGCCGCAGATATGCAAGTAACTTTTTACCAGTCTGGTAGGTGATCTTTCTATTAAAGAACTTCAAGCTTTCACAAAGAACGACTCCAGATTCTGCCATTTCACGCTTTATAGACTTTCCATTCTTTGTGCCGGCCTCGTATAGAACAGCGTCTAGATTGCAAACTTTTTCATCGAGGAGAGTTTTAATTTTTTCGATTATCTCTGCATCAATGTATTTTGTGTTTGCCCGGGAGATGGCACGACATCTTTCCTTGGAGAATACTTTGCCCGTATTTCCTGCTGCGATTTTTCTCTTTGTTTCTTCTGTGTGTCCTTTTCTTGGATAAACGCCTGGCGGCATGTTTTAATCAACCTCGATATTAAATATACTTAAGACGAGGTTGATTGAAAACAATTAACTAAGCAGATCTACGAACTGTCACAAGCGTTTCTGGAGAGACACATCCAATCTTAACCCGGGTCTGATTCAGGCACACTAGTAACACTGACTGGTCACCGATGACACCCGTAATCTTGCGCATGCCCTTTGAGATCGCGCGTGCCTGCAGTCCGATGCTGTCCTTGTCATAGTCGCCAAGAAGCTCAGCCTTCGGGGATGATGCAGCAACGCTGTCCCAGATGATGGTAATTGGCACATCCTTCTGCATCGCCTTCGCCTTGACAATCGTCTTCTCTGCGACGTCAAACACCTCCTCAGTGCAGTGAGTATCGACATAGACGAACCGCTTGGCGACATCAACGCCCAGAGCTGCCAGGTTCTCAACTGATGTTGCATTCTCTGTGTCGATGTAGACGCAGATACCACCCATCTGCTGGGTTGAACGCGCAATCTGTGTAGCAATATGCGACTTACCAATGGAGGGCGGACCGAAGATCTCGACGATGCGCCCTTCTGGCAATCCTCCGTTCGCGCGGTTTGAAACGATGTAGTCAAGAAGCGTAGAACCAGTAGAGATCCATCGCTTAACGTGTGTAGGCGACTCATCCTCTGACAAATTATAAGCAATTCTGGATCCGTGCTCTTTGTTTAGAGATGAGATCAACTCCGAGGTAAAATCACCGGATGAATCCTCTCCTCGACCTTTTTCTTTTGCAATTCTTGCCATTTTTTCTCCTTTATAAACAGTACGGGCCCGGAGCACGATTTATACCCCGGGCCCGTAAGACTATCAAGAGTCGATTAGATCGTTGAATGCATCATCAAGCGACTTAAAGGTCTTCTTGGGTGTGTTTGCGGCCGGCTTGGACGGAGGCGGAGAATCGTCCTCATCGTCAGTTGCGGCGGCGGCGGGCCGATTGCTATCAGATCCAGCGCGCTGCGTGCCATCAGACTCAGTCGGCATCCCGCCTTCAACCCAGTCATTCACGATCTTCGAAAGCTCCTCGTAGGACTTGAGCTCGAACATCTTGTTGACATCTGGAATGCTCTCGAGCCAGCCTTTTGCCGTGGCAGCGTTTGAAGAGAGTGGGCTAGACTTCCCTCGCGGCATGACTTCAGTCTCAGCAAACTTCTTGCCTGGAAGCTTAAAGCACTTGACCTTCACATCGCGGCCGCTTCCCGGGTCGGTGATATCGCCGTAGTCCTCATCAAGCATGATGCCAAGAAGCGCCTGATAGACCTGCTTGCCAAAGCCCCAGATCTGTACGCCCTTGTCCTCCTCGCCGCGAACCACGACTGCAGCATAGCAGCGCATCTTCGGATAGAGCTTTTTAGCGAGCTCATATGAGTCCTTGGTACCTTCGGTGCGGAGCTTCGTGATCAGCTCCTGGATCGGATCAGGCTTACCGAACTGATTTGGTGTGAGAAGACCTGGGTTGTTCCCGATGTTGTAGTAGAACCAGAGCTCCTTGAAGGGCTGACCGTCATTGTTCGGGAAGGAGAGAAGTCGAACTGTGTATTCCTCACCTTCCTTGGGCTTCCAGGAGGCAGAAGACTTCTTTGTATTGCCAGACAGGCTGTCAAGACGCTTACGGATTGAGTCAAAGTTAATTGCCATTTTTTCTTTCCTTTTAATGTTTAATGTGTAACTTACAATTCTTAAGTCTCTAGCAATTTCTAGCGGCTTGCTGTTGTAAGCTCACACCCCAATCATAGACTGGAGAGCGAGAGTTTTCATGGCTTTGGCTTAGAAGTCTTAAGTGGATCTAGAAGATACTTGCTACCCGCAACCTTGGCCATGGTATTGTAGAATTTTTTTGGATCCTGGGGTCCTTTCACTGGTCCCATATAACCTGCAACGGCTCCAGCACCGCTAAACTCGTCAGTGCGACGCTTGCTCCGGCGACGAAGCTCAGCAAGAACGTCAGGATCATCAGATTGAATCACCGCTCCAAGACTGTCAGAAATAGAGCTGTGAACCAGAGCGAGATTTCCAATGAAATTCGATATCGAGTGTATCTGTTCAAATGCTTCAGCTGTGCTGCTTGACTGGCCTGACTTGTCAGAAAAAGTGTCTTCAATTTTTCTGACCTTCTCACTGTACCTGGATGCAAAATCAAGCAATGCTTTTGCCATTTTGCTACCATCGGGATCAACCTGTGGGCCCACAGCGCTAATCGAGGAGAGAAGTGTATCAACGACCGTATCAGCGATCGCAAGACCCGGCACAATCTCAAAAGGAATTGCTGTAACTACGTTTGTTAGGAACTGATAACACTTCATGGCGATTTTAATGGTTGCATCAGAAATAGCACGGCGATCAGAAGCAGCTGGGATCTTCATGCTGGAAAGCGTCTTAACATTCTGGTCAATCGGGCCAAACATGTCGATACTAACTTCGACCTGGGATAGCATTTCCTCAAGCTCTTCAGCTTTTTGCCTGATATCTCCGTAATCCTTGAAGGCCCTATAGCCGAAGTAGATGTCTCCGAAAGGCAAAAAACCAGCGATAAACTGCGCACCGGTCTCGAGTGCACCCATAACATCCCCGGGCTTTTCTCCCCCTGGCAAGGTAGACTTAAAATCTTCTACAGTAGATTTAATCTTTTCCATTCCTGCTGAAAGAACGCCCTGCGGCCCTTGCTGGTCGAGAGACTCAACAAACTCGTTGAGCCTAAGCTCAAAATTATGAGCAAGCTTCTCGATTAGTTTGTCACTAGCGTCAATGGACTCTATGATTGGTGTTGAGTGGAGATAGTATTGCATGTTTTTTAGCTTTCTAGGTAAATATCTTCGATCAGAAACTTTTCTACTCACAATAGCATTGATGCTGACCTGATCCTCAGGTAATTCCTCGTCAATGTTGTGCCTTCCCATGTTGATCGAAGCCATCGTATCAGCGGATGTACTCATGCCACCTGTTGATCTAAATGGCTTGGGGACAAATGGCCTTGCCAAGCGCGCCAGCGCTGTATCAGATCCGCCAAAGCCTCCAGCAGCGGATGGCGCTGTCACTCTGCCAGATCTTTCAGTTCCGTCAACTTTTCTTGCCACGCATCTTAATTATTCGGGTCCGCAGACATCTACCATGCTGGAGAGCCTAATTGCTGCGTGCAGAAGAGAAGATAGCGGAACCTCATGCCCGTTGTAGAACTTGCCATCCTCGTACATGTGAGGCTGCGACACAATCGCAATCCACTCATCTTGGGTCAGAGAAATCCCCTCAGCCTGGAGTAAATAGAGTCCCCTGTGGGGATGCATCATTCTCTTGATGCCGGGGTTGAATGTGTACAGGTTTCCTCGCTCGATGTGCCAGGAGGAAGTTTGCGGAACGTAGAAATCACCAGCATCATCTCCAATTCTGCCAACATCGTGAAGTAGCGAGCAGATAATGATGGATTCTATGTTGATCTCTTTTTCAGAGAATGCAGGCATCTTGCAAAGCGCCCGCGCGTTTGCGAACGTGGAAAGGCTCCGTTTGATAAAACCACCAGGCTGCGCTGAATGCCTGTTGTTCCTGTCGTGAGCTGGCGCTGTTGCCAGCCTATCAGCGTACTTTTCTAGAAAAAGCTCAATAGGCTCTTTTCTTGTGTCCACCTTCAGCAGAAGCTTCTTATACTTCTCAAAATTTTCAATAATCTCATTCTCACTCACCACAGAATCTCCTTATTTTTACTGGTAAAAAGGTGCCAAGAATGCTGACATGCACGCCCGCCTTGCAGATTTCCTCGATTGTCACCAGATATTCTTTCCTAGCATCGATCACAATTTCATCGTGAATGATGAAGATGGGCAAAGCTTTTTCTGGATCGAGCCTGTCAATAAGCCACTTGAAACCGTGACATGCAACATCAACTGCAGATGATTGGACGTAGTAGCTTATGGGTGCTGTTGTATCGGGTAGCGGTCGACCAAATTCATTCGCAAACTTCCCCATGCGCTTGATCTTGTCCTCGAGATCTCTCACCTTGAGAATTGATCGAACAGAGTCATAGACCTCAACTGCATCTGACATATCCTGATATCTGAGTGCGAAGTTTCTCTTTGACATGCCGTAGATTGCAGAGAGTGTGGCCTCCTTAATGACACTCCGAGGAGTCTCTAGCGCGCCTGATGTCTTTCCAATCCACTCGTATAGATCTCCCTCTGGTGCCTTGTTTCCAGCAAGCCAGTTAAGCACGCGCGCCTCTAGTGAGTTGAAATCGACACCGATTAAGACACCATCGCTCCACCTCGATGCAAGCGCAGATCGTAGATCCTTTTGAAGCGTTAGGATCTTTGGACCCGATGTGATTGACATTCTTCCGGTCGCAGAGTGCTGATTATCATAGCCAGGGACCGGGATGAACCCATTCTCATCTGGCACAAAACCATGGTCAACTAACGACCTATTTTTGACTCGACCGGACACAAGCCTATCAATCAGGGATTGTTGCACCTGGAAGTGAGTGTGAAAGTATCTGTGATCTTCATCAGCAAGAAATTCAACCACCTTTTTCACTTGATTTTCAAGATGATTCGTAAAAGTTTTTCTCGGTAGTATTCTGTGCCACGCAGGATGCTGCGTGTGCTTCTTCCAGAACTTGACCTGTGGTGCACATGGGTTGATGATCAGGTTTAATCCTGCAGCCTCAGAAGCTGCTCTAACACAGCCTGCTCTTTTTCCGCCAGCAGAGAAATACCAATCACAAGGATCGCAATCACTGACGAGAATATTTCCATCATCCCAGATGAATCCTGATTGCGATCCAACAAGCGCTTGATCGAAAAAAATTCGCACAGCATATTATTGTGCACAAAAGAGAAGTTTTCTACTGTGTCGGTGCACTTTTACTAATTTCGATGGCCGCTGTCAGATCCTTTAGCTGTCTCGCCAGGGATCTTATTGATGCAGAATGGACACAATTTAAGACGGCTGTCGTGGTAAATTTTCCAGGTGTAAATGAATGCGAAACAGAAACAACTGTATAAGCGTTATCAAGGGTTGTTCCTGTATTGAAATCGATAAAATATGTCTGCCCCCTTGAGATGCAGACATTTCCAAGCATTGTCAGCGTGATGGAGGACGGAATTATTGTAATATCGTCAATCGAATCGGTCGACGCAGTGGCGCCGGCGGGTGTATCAGCTCCTTTTAATTGACCGTAGAGGAAGGCTGATGTAAGATCACCCGAGGGCTGTGATGTAAACGTTGCGCTTGAAATGCAACCATTATCAGCTCCAATCGTTAGAACCGGATATAAGTTTGAAATAATTTTTCTTACTGCCCTTTTATCTTTTATTCCAAGCGCGCTAAAGGCATCACCCTTTGACGGCAGCGCTGTGAAAAGCTCTTTTACACTCGCATCAACGTCTCCATTAATTTTTCCGATCCCGTCTGCGTTTATCATGGAGAAAATTAGATTGCCTAACCTGCTAAACCCGCCCGCTCTATCATCATAGATGACGATCCTTGCTATTCTTTTACTTGGATTACTCTTTTCTGCCACATCCGCATATGCAGGCAGAACATGTATGTCGCACTTGACCCTCGGCGGGACGAATGCTGTGTCTGCAGAAATGTTTTTTTCTGCCAAGATAAGAGAATTTATGTCATTTTTCTCACCTTCAATCAGGGCGAAGACGTAGTCATTGGTGGGTGCTTCTCCGGTGCCCGTGCCCCATATAGCGTCTGTAATCCCTTTGTTTCTAAAATGTTCAATAGAGCCGGCGAAATAGGGTGAAGACGGATTGTTAACGTGTGCAAGGAGAAGCGTCATGGCTCTGTCAGCAGTCGATCCTGGGCTGAGGATGTTTTTGCTCTTGTCCTTTTCATCTAGATCAGTATCTTTCTCAATTAATTCGCCCACCCTGATTGGAAAATTTCCAATATTTTCCTCAGCCATGTAACCACACGAAGAGTTGAAGGAAAAGAAGTGCATTCTAACTTCGTCTATTTCAGGATGTGATGCAAGCAAGGGCTTGGCAACAAGTCTTGCGAGGACTATAGAAAGCGGGACCACCAGAGTGCTGGAATTAGCATCCACTTCTTTGACCTTTTCAACAATATATTCCGAGACAAACGACGCGGCGCCGCTCGGCAGTTTGTGCAGGCTTTCGTCCTCGCCGAAGCCTCCCTGGACAAGGGCAAGAGGATCATCAATTTCATCGTAACTGCCATCAAATTCAGGAATAGTCGAAAACACACTATTTATTTCCGTTTCTTGTCCGGTACTGCCAAAATTCTGCAATTCAGTA